CCACACGTGATGAGATTAAAAATGCTGTTGAGAGCTTGATGATTGATCTTGTTGCAAAGCGTGGTATATACGATTACTTGGTTGTATGTGACGATAGTAACAATACACCAGCAAGAATTGATCGTAACGAACTATATGTTGATGTTGCAATTGAGCCAGTCAAGGCAGTTGAATTTATCTACATACCGGTTAGAATTAAGAACACAGGCGAGATAGCAGCTGGTAACGTAGCCAGTGCAGCCGCAGTTTAAAGCACTTTAAACAACGAAAAATGAGGTTTAGGCCTCATTTTTTTGTGGCCAATTTAGGATAAATAATATTGTAATAAGGAGAATTATAAAATGGCCGTATCATCGCTAACAAGAATGACAGTTCCTTTGGCATCAGACCAATCAAGTCCAACTCAAGGACTGTTAATGCCAAAACTAAAGTACCGCTACCGGGTGGTATTTGAAAATCTTGGCGTGTCAACCCCTAGAACAGAACTTACCAAACAGGTAATGACTTTTACTAGACCCACTATAAACTTTGAAGAAATCGAAGTACCAATATACAACAGCAGAATTTATCTTGCTGGACGTCAAACATGGGATGCAGTATCAGCAACCTTTAGAGATGATGCTGGCGGAAACGTAAGCAGATTGATTGGTGAGCAAATTCAAAAGCAAATGGATACACTAGAACAAGCAAGTGCAAGTTCAGGTATTGACTATAAGTTCGTCACACGTTGTGAAGTACTAGACGGCGGTAATGGGACAAGCACACCTAATGTTCTTGAAACTTGGGAACTATATGGTTGTTTTTTAGTAAATGCAAACTATGGTGACTTAGATTATGGTTCAAACGATCCAGTAACAATCGAAACATCAATACGTTATGACAACGCAGTACAAACACCTCTTGGAACAGGAATTGGATCAACAGTAGGAAGAACACTGGGTGACGTCGTAACTGGCTAATTAAGTTAGAGGAGTAACTTATGGCCTTCGGACAAGACTTTCTCAAAGGATTCTTTGGTACTGATTTTTTAAGAGACTATACTCATGCGAGTAAAACTTTTCGTAGTAATAACTCGGCGCTTTCTCCACGTCGTAAATTCCTATTCCATGTAGTTTTTAATCTCAACACACAACAGATTCCTCAACTGCAAAGCGTATTTCAAGCTCAAGATTTACAAAATCTTAATTTATTAGTAAAAGAAATAAAGTTACCTGCGTATAACTTTAGTGTTGACACTATGAATCAATACAATCGCAAACGCAAAGTACAAACACAAATTGATTACGATCCAATCACATGCATAATGCACGATGACGCCAGTGATCTAAGTCGTACACTTTGGTACAATTATTATTCATATTATTATAAAGACGCAAGTCAAAAGTATTTTGATGCCGCAGTTACCAACGGTAGTCTTGGACCAAATGCACAAGGTGTTGATCCAGGAGCGGCTTATCCATATGGTTTTAGAGATATCTATACACAAGACAGAGAAATTAACGATTGGGGCTACATCGGCGAAAGTTACATGGATGGTGCAAGAGCCGGCAAGCCAGCATTTTTCCGTGATATTACTATTTTTGGATTAAACGACTCACGGTGGTGTGCTTATACACTAATTAATCCAATAATAAGTCGTTTTGAACATGACACATACAACTACGAAGAAGGTGGAGGTATCATGCAAAATTCTTTTACCTTTGATTATGAAACTGTCAAATACTATCATGGAGCATTAACAAAATCAAATCCTGATGGTGGTATACCAAGTTTTGGTAACCCAGCAAATTATGATGAGCGACCTAGTCCTCTTTCAAGACCAGGTAGTGCCGCTACAATATTTGGTCAAGGCGGGCTTATTGATGCCGCAGGTGGTATTATTACCGACCTTAGTGCTGGCAATCTTGCTGGTGTAGTTGGTGCTATACAAAAAGCAGGCACTGCATACGAAACATTCAAAGGCAGAGATCTAAATCAGATACTAGAAGTAGAATCAAAAAATATAGCACGAAGTGAAATAAAATCAACACTTCCGGGTGCGGCTAGAGGCGTGTTGTTTCCTAATAAACCAAATATACAAGCAGTTGGAAGCCAGGCTCCTGCTACACTTCGCCCAGCAAACTCAAACGTTACAGGTCCTGTTGTGATAAACGACCAGACTGGGTCAAAACCTAGAACCACAGGTCCATAATGGCAACACTTAACTATACAAATCCAGGTACAGATCCGACAATAAGAGCATTTGATGAGTTCTACAATAGAGAACTGGTAATTGATGCAAATCAATATGATGTGGTATACAGTTTTTTATCGAAGATTTTTACTGACGAATTTGCGGCTAAAAATTTCACGTTATCAGTATTTCAAATTAGTGAAGACACTGGCGAAAGTGTTGAAACCATAATAAGTCAACTTAGAAATCAAAATACTTTACAAGTTACTGCGACATTAGCATACTATCTCAATAACAATCGTAGCAATACCACCTTACTTGGTGTTTCCAATACTGCTACTCCTAACCAATATGTTGCACGTAATATTTTAGTATAGGTGTACTATGTCTAAATTTCAACAAGGCACGTACACAGTTATGAATCCTCACAAATATGCAGGCAAAGGTGCTCCAAAGTTTCGTAGTGGATGGGAGCTTGCATTTATGCGTTTTTGTGATAACAACGATCATATTATTACATGGTCAAGCGAATCACTTGCAATACCTTATATGAATCCTCTAACAGGAAAAGCAACACGTTATATTCCTGACTTTTTGATACAGTACAGGAACAAAGCAAATCAAGTGGTTACAGAACTTATTGAAATAAAACCAAAAAAACAGAGCATACTTGAAAGCAAAGCCAACAACAGAGATAGAGCAGTAGTTGCAGTAAACTATGCAAAATGGGATGCCGCACAAAAGTGGTGCAGACGTAATGGACTAACATTTAGAGTTGTGACTGAAGAAGACATATTTCATCAAGGACGTAATCGGTAATAAGTATCAATGATGACTTGCGAACTTTGTAAAACAGAATTTCAGTGTAGCAAAGATAAAGATTGTTGGTGTATGGATATGCCTATTGTATACATTGCATCTGAATACCAAGATTGCTTGTGTCCAACTTGTTTAAAGGAAGCACATGACAAAAAAATTAGAAGAACTGTTTGATTTGCCAACTGACGAAGGTTTACCTGAAGAAGTAGTGCCTGATAATGTTCCAGAAGCAAAACCCGAAAATAATCCTATCATGCAAAACACTCTCAGTGAACTTGATAAAGTACAAGCCGCACTACCAATGGTGCGTGGCCTAGAAGCCAGTGATACCGAAATGGACGAACTTGCAGACAAAGCAACTAAGGGTTTTGATGATATGATGGATCTTGGCATGAACGTAGACAGTAGGTGGGCCAGTGACATCTTCGGAGTAGCCAGCACCATGCTAGGACATGCAATCACTGCTAAAACTGCAAAACTTAACAAAAAATTAAAGATGGTTGATCTACAACTGAAAAAAGCAAACCTAGACCAAAAAGCCAACGCTAACAAAGAAGAAACTGTGGATGGAACTGGCGTTGTGCTAGATAGAAATGCACTGCTAGATAGGTTACTAAACAAAGACAAAGAAGAGAAATGAGCTCTATTCTGCTAAATACTGCATAGAAGGAACATAAGATGAAATCATTTGCACAATACCTTGTAGAAACACGCCAAACATTTGATTACAGAATCAAAATACTTGGTGATGTTGATGCAGAACTAATAAATGGATTGGAAGAAAAACTCCAACAGTTTGATGTTGTAAGTATGACCGAACCCAAGAGTACTCCAATACAAAAAACCTTACCTGACTTTCCAGATGCTAAAAATGATAGTGTTACATTTATGGATGTAACTTTTAACTATCCAGCAACTCCGCCACAGATCACACAGATGGCAGAACTTCTTGGAATGAATCCAAATCATATCATCATACAGACAAAAGAGTATGCTGATAGCGTAGATGAAGAGCGTAAAGGTTATGAAGAGCAACCTGATCCAGTACTTGGTACTGAGGAAGGCGAACAACCAGAGAACGCTGAAAGCAAGAAAGCAAGCGAATATTATGCAGCTGACCCACATAAAAGAGAAATAGTTGGCAACGAATACTCAAGTGATTTTACTATTGCAGGCGGTACAACTCCTCCAGCAAAGTTTACAACAGATACTCCTAATAGTGTAGATAGTCCTATTATGGGTACTAACAAGATTCCGGTCGTAAAAGCCTCCAATGGTAGTTCGGCTCCGGAGAATCGCAAAGACGGCCCTCCGGGTAAAAACAAAAAATAAAGGAACCTACAATG